TAGATGGAAATATTAATAGATCTCCCATTTTTAGGTCAATTTTTTCATTACATAAAAAAAAGTTTCCACCGTCATAATCATTATTCAACAATCCCAATAAACTTAAAATAGGAATTCCTCTTCTATTTCCATCAAATAATGAATGAATATGATCAATATGCTCATTCATTTTTTGATTACTAGAATACTTATTGTATCTAATTTCAGACCAATTTTGTTTATTCCTACTAGTAGGATCCCAAAACCGATTACACACTTTTATCTTATATTTAAAAAGAGCGTATGGAATTTTATTATCAATAACTTCAGATATTCTACTATTTGAAGTTACAAAAAGTTCCGTTTCGTTGTAATGAACAGAACTTTTTGTATTATCAATATTATAATAATGTGGTAAAAAATTGTTATATTGTAATTTACTTGTAATATCTGTACAAATTTTAGGATCTAGAAAGTTATCAATTTTTAAAACATAATCTAAAAGATTTTTCACAATTAAAAAACAGCAAAAGTATTTTTCATATTTAGTCTATGAATGGATGCATAACACCACCTGTTCCAGTTTCATGGTATCCTTCATGAACTTCTTTTTCTTTAGAGCACATATATCCACACATTGATAAATCACCATTATGTTCACGTATTTTCCACGATCTTTCGAGACGTTCTCTATAAAATGGAGAATTCATAATTTCATCCCAAGTAGAATGATACAATGATATAGATCCAATACCACCCTGCTGTTCGATCAAATTAGAAACTGAGTTATAATACATATTTGTTCTTCTATGATATTCATCCTTTTGTGGTTTTGATTTTGGATCTCCAGTTTCATAGAACTGTTTATAAACCCTTCTACATTCGTGAGAAAAATAGCAGCATGGATGAACAACACCTCTACTATCAATAATCATTTCATTTACAAATCCCCCCTTACCATCATCAACAGCAGCACATCTAACATCAGTTGGTGTTAATGGTGATCCTAACTTCATTACATTTTTAGTATCAGATCCAGGCTCAAGCACTACATGCTTTCCTTCCCAGGTATACTGCAAAGTATTATTACTATCAATAAATCCCGCAGTTGGTCTATGACAGAAATATTTAAATCCATAGATTTTAGATAGGGATTTACATTTTTCTATTTGATTTTCATTATGTTTAAATACCAGCATTCTCCATTCAGCAGTTCCTCCACCACGAATGAATGCCTTTGCGTTTTCTATAACTGTCTTGTAATCTACACCAACTCTATAAAGACTTAAGGTATCTTGAAGTCCATCTATAGCAAAAGTCAATTTAGAATTTGGTATTTTAGAAAATACTTTACCCAATTCTTCCCACCATCCTGAGTAATGAGTGCCTCCATTAGTACTCATGTTGAGTTCAATATTGGAATTACACTCTCCAATGTATTCTACAATTTTATGAATGTCTCTACACAAAGAAGAATCACCATAAGAACCATTAATACGTATCAAAAATACTTTTTCATTTAAGAAAGATGAACTAAACCAATTCTTAAAATCAAAAAGGGATACTTGATGTCTATCCACCGAATTAGGTGGAATAAGACCATCTCTAGTATCCCTAAATCTAGAACATGCAGGACATCTTGAATTGCAGAAGTCTGAAAGTTCAATCTGAAGTTCAAACTTCTGCTTTTTTCTCAATTCATAAAACATTACAATTGAAAACCAGCGAATGTATCTTTCTTCATATCTTGCTTAATACCACCAACAAGATAACTTTCAACTTCAGTTTCTTGTGGAGCAACTTGAAGACCCTTAGAAGAAATCCAGTGCTCAGTCCAAGGAAGTGGATTATTCTTAGACGAAATATCATAGATTGGTTTTAATCCAATCGCCTTCATACGACGATTAGCAATCCATTCGACATAAGAACTGAGAAGTTTTTGGTTCAATCCAATCATTGATCCGTCTTGGAACAGATATTCTGCCCATTCCTTTTCTTGATCAACTGCTTTCCTGAACATAGCAATAATGTTTTCTTCCTCTTCCTTGGCAATCTGCTGCATATCAGGATCATCACCTTCTTTCCACTTATTCAAAATGTTTTGAGTAAGTACAAGGTGCTGATTTTCATCACGAGCAATTAATGAAATGATCTTTGCAGATCCTTCCATTACCTTTAGTTCACCAAAAGCAAATGAACATGCAAAAGAAACATAGAAACGAATGCCTTCCAGGATATTGACATTAGCAACTGCTCTGTAAAGTTTACGCTTCAATTCATATAGATCATACCTAGCAGAAGGAACACCTTCCTTTACAAATTTCCATTGGTTGCCACTATCATATGCATGAGCAGCATTAATAAAGTCGTTGTATGCTTCAGTAACAGACTTAGCACGGTCTAAGATCTTATGATCATCTAAGATTGTATCAAAGACTTCAGAAGCATCTGCATAAACATTCTTGATGATATAGGTATACGAACGAGAATGGATCATCTCCATGAATTCCCATACCTTCATAGCACCTTCTAGTTCAGGTAGTGAGCAGTATGGTGCAAATGCCATACTAGGACCACGACCTTGAACACTATCAAGAAGGACTTGATACTTAAGATTGGATGTAAAGATGTGTTTTTGTTCGTCTCTTAGTGTCTGGTAGTCACTACGATCCTTTTGTAAGGATACTTCTTCTGGACGCCAGAAATAACTAAGTTGTTGATTGGTTAGTTTTTCAAATACTGGATATTTGTAGCTGTCGTATCTTTGGATACCTAGTGGTTGTCCAAAGAACATTGGTTCTTTTTTTGTATCAACTTGAGCATCATTAAAAACGGTCATGCCAGTGATGGCCATTTTTGTTTTTTGCGGTGGGTTGATCCTAAATTTATTAGATTTTACACGATTCGCAGTCTTCTTCTTCATTTGTATTCAGTAGTTCAGATAGTAGAGATTTAATATCAGACTTATGATCTATTTCGTCACTCTTGTTATCATAAGTGTTCTGATAATAACTGGTTTTCCACCCATACTTATATGTAGTCAAGAAGTCTTGTGCCATGACTGACACTGGAACTTCATTATCAGGATAGTTCTGTGGATTGTAAGACCAGTTACCAGAAATTGCTTGATCAAAAAACTTCTGCATCACAGCAACAGTGTTAATATAACCACGGTTGCTAGACATATCCCACAGAAGAGTATAATTGTTCTTGAGTGTATGATACTGAGGAACAATTTGCTTGAGTGGTCCCTTCTTAGATTTCTTAACGGACAGGTAATCTCTAGGTGGTTCGATACCGTTTGTTGCGTTTGACACAACGGAACTGCTCTCCGATGGCATCTGTGCAGACAGTGTTGAGTGCCTAATCCCGTGTTCCACGATGGATGTTCTAAGAGTTTCCCAATCATGTTCTAAAGAAATAGAAGTGATTTCATCCACGTCCTTCTTATATGTATCAATTGGAAGGATGCCATCAGCATACTTTGTACGTGGGAATGCCGAACATGGTCCCTTTTCTTTAGCAAGTTGATTGGAAGACTTCAACAGGTAATATTGAAAACTTTCAGACAGTCCGTGAACTGCATCCCAAGCTTCTTGACTGTCATATTTGTATCCTAGTTTAGCAAGATAATGTGCTAAACCAATAAATCCAACACCAAGAGATCTACGTGCTTTGGTTCCTTTCTCAGCAGCAATGATTGGATACTGCTGGTAATCAATCAGTTCATCAAGAGCACGTACAGACAAATCACAAAGATTTTCTAGTTCATCATCAGACTTCACTCTACCAACATTCACAGCCGACAAAATACACAATGCAATCTCGCCATTTTCTGCATCGATATGCTGAAGTGGTTTAGTTGGAAGGGTAATTTCTTGACACAGATTGCTCATCTCAACTTTATCCTTGAAGGAAGAATGAGAATTGCAATGGTCAATATTCATGATGTAGACACGACCTGTCTCAGCACGTTCTTTGAGGAGATTAAGAATAAGTTCTTGTGCCTTAATAGTCTTTTTCGGAATGGACGGATCGTTTTCATATTGTACATATAGACTGTCAAACTCAGGGTATCCAAAGCTATCATAAAGTCCAGGTACATCATGTGGGGAGAACAACGTGATCTCACCATCTTGAATAAATCTTTCATAGAAAATTTTACTAATCTGAATTGAGTAATCTAATTTACGAACACGATTATCTTCTGTTCCTTTATTATTTTTGAGTACAATAATATCTCCTATTTCTTGGTGCCAGATTGGGAAGTGGACCGTCGCGCTTCCTCCTCGTATACCATTTTGCGTGCAACAACGGACAGTTGCTTCAAACTTTTTGAGAAATGGTATAACTCCAGTGTGAGCCACTTCGCCACCTCTAATTTTGCTGTTGATGCCACGGATGCGACCTGCGTTGATACCGATGCCCGCCCTTTGTGCAACATATCTGCCAATAGCCATATCGCTAGTAAAGATACTATCGAGGGTGTCATCAACATCAACAAGGACACAGCTAGCGTATTGTCTAAGTGGCGTTCGTACTCCCGCCATGATGGGAGTGGGGATGTTGATTTTGTGCTTTGAGATCGCATCGTAGTACTTCCTAACGTAGTCTAAA